GGCCAGCCAGTAGATATCGACCTTACGCTGGCCGAACTCGACAAGGCCGACTGTGAGGAAAGCCTTTACTTCTTCCTAGAGAAAGCGTGGCCCTACATCGATGGGTCAACCTTCACCCATGGCTGGCCTATTCAAGCCGTGGCAGAACATCTTGAAGCCGTGGCACGCGGTGACATACGCCGCCTTATCATCAACATCCCGCCACGTTGTGCCAAATCATCGCTGGTGTCCGTGGCATTCCCAGCGTGGACATGGGCGCAACCAAAAGAAAACTGGGGGCCAACCTGTGGTCCGCAAGTGCAGTTTCTCCATGCGTCCTATGCCCAACAGCTTTCTCTGCGCGATTCGACCAAGTGCCGCCGTCTGATTGAAAGCCCGTGGTATCAAAAGCTGTGGGGCGAAGGGTTTAGACTCCAAGGCGACCAGAACACCAAAACCCGCTTCGACAACAATATGAACGGGTCCCGCCTCGCCACATCGGTAGGGTCCGCCCTGACCGGTGAAGGCGGCTCTATCATCATCGTTGACGATCCGAACGCCGCGCAGGAAGCCTTCTCAGAGGCAACCATTGCCGCCACGATTGAGTGGTGGGACAGCGCGCTCTCGACCCGTCTCAATGATCCTAAGACTGGCGCGTTTGTTGTCATCCAGCAGAGACTGTCAGAAGAGGATTTGACCGGCCACATCCTGTCAAAAGACCAAGGTGACTGGACTCATCTGTGTTTGCCCATGCGTTATGAGTGGCAACGGCATTCCCAGACCATCTTAGGTTATGATTTGGAGGAAGAACCGGTCATCTGGAACGATCCGCGCGGCTGTATTGAGCTAGATGGCGAGGAAGTCTGCCTTGTTGAAGTCGATGAGGATGGCGGGCGTGTCCCCATCGGGCCAGAAGCACAGATTGAACTAGAAGAGCGAGAAGGAAAGCTGCTTTGGCCAGAGCGTTTCGGGCCAAATGAAGTGCGAATCCTAGAAAGACAGCTTGGCCCATGGGCTGCGGCCGGTCAGTTGCAGCAAAGACCAGAGCCAAAAGGCGGCGGCATCATCAAAAGAGACTGGTGGATGCCATGGGATAGCTCTGTTTATCCCAATATGGACATGATTATCGCCTGTCTCGACACCGCCTACACCACAAAAACCGAAAATGACCCCTCTGCTATGACGATTTGGGGCGTTTTTTCGGGCGATGTGGTCGCTCAGAACATGAAACAGATTGGCGGATGGTCAGAGAGGTCGTTTTCTGAGAGCCACCCCCGCGTTATGCTCATGTATGCGTGGCAAGGTAGGTACGAATTGCATGAATTGGTCGCAAAAGTGGGCCAAACATGCCGAAATATGCGCGTTGACCAGCTTTTGATCGAAAATAAAGCCGCTGGACACTCTGTTGCCCAAGAAATCAGGCGTCTTTACGGGTTTGAGAGCTTTGGGGTGACGATGTTTGACCCTAAATCGCAAGATAAGATGGCCAGACTGTACTCAGTGCAGCATTTCTTCGCTGAGGGGTTGATTTACGCGCCAAATATGAGTTGGGCAGAGATGGTCATTACCCAAGTTGGCCAATTTCCCAAAGGAAAGCACGACGATTTGGTTGATACAGCATCGATGGCATTACGCCACCTACGCGATATCGGCATATTGATTCGCGGGCAAGAGTGGGCGGCAGAAGCGGAAGCTAATCTCCGCTATAGCGGCTCTAGTAGCGTGGAGCCTCTTTATCCGGCATAATGCACCCTGATATAAGGGGGATAAAATGGAACCCGTTCTTGCCAATGCCACGGTCGATGTCATCCGTGAATCGACCCCGCAGAAGATTGGATTATTTCGCGTCAACGTATGGGGCCAGCCGCCTTATGCGGAGACGCGCATCTATGAAATTATGGCAAAAAACGATACACTAGCGGCCCAACAAGGCATCCGGCGCTTTGTTTCAGAAATGCAAACAGTCTCCCAACAGGGGAACGATCAATGAGCATGACCCCCGGCCTAATCCCGAATATCCGCGAGTTGTTCCCGCAGGAGCAGCCTGCTGGCGAGGGGGAAGATGTCATTGTCGAAATCATCGAAGGTGATGACAAGCCTGTATTTGATACCGATGGCAACATCCTAGAAATCCAGCACGCTGACGGCTCAATCACGGTTTCCATGGACGGCAAGCCGATTGAGCAAAGCCGTGAAGAGCGCGACACATCATCGTGGTTCCGCAATCTTGCTGAAGAGATTGCCCCGATGGAATTGAGCCGCATTAGCGGCGACCTCATGCGCGCGATCAAAGAAGACCTCGACAGCCGCAAAGACTGGATTGAAGACCGCGCCCAAGGCATCAAGCTTCTGGGATTGAAGATTGAAATTCCCGGCGTGCAAGGCGCGTCAGATGGTGCGCCCGTCGAAGGCATGAGCAAGGTTCGCCACCCGCTCTTGCTTGAAGCTGTGCTGCGCTTCCAAGCCAATGCTCGCTCTGAACTTCTGCCGACCGATGGCCCTGTCAAAATTCGCAATGACAGCAATTATGCCACGTTGGAGCAGGACCAAACTGCCAATGCTCTTCAGCGTGACATGAACCACTATCTGACGAGCGTTGCCAAAGAATACTACCCTGACACCGACCGCATGTTGCTCATGCTTGGCTTTGGTGGCACCTCGTTCAAGAAAGTTTACTTCTGCCCTCTGCGTGGCAGGCCGGTGTCAGAATCTGTCGATGCTGACGATTTGATCGTCAACAATGCTGCGACAGACCTAAGCAATGCCAAGCGCATTACTCACCGCACGAACCTAAAGCCATCGACGGTCAAGCGCCTGCAAATCCTTGGTGTATATCGTGACGTTGCTCTCTCGACTCCCGATTATGCAAATCCTAACGCTGCACAGAGAGAGAAGATGTCGCAGCAGGGTATCTCACAGGATAGTTTTAATCCTGAAGACCGTGACCGCGAAATCTACGAGTGCTACTGCGAACTCGACATTCTTGGGTTTGAGCATCGATATAAGGGCAAAGAAACGGGCCTTGAAATCCCGTATCGTGTCACGATTGATGTCTCTTCAAAAGAAATTCTATCGATTGTGAGGAACTATGACGAAGAAACTCAGGAGCTTCCTGAAGCGCGCGTTAACTTTGTTAAATATACGTTCGTTCCGGGCCTTGGGTTCTACGACATTGGACTCCTCCACATCCTTGGTAACACAACAAACGCCATTACTGCCGCATGGCGTGAACTACTCGACGCTGGAATGTATAACAATTTCCCCGGCTTCCTCATGGCAGACACGGGAGCGCGTCAAAACACAAACATCTTCCGCGTCCCGCCCGGAGGCGGCGCACTCGTAAAAACAAACGGTATGCCGATCACGCAAGCCATCATGCCGCTCCCGTATAAGGAGCCATCTGGCGCGTTGATGAACCTTGTCACGCAAATGGCAGACACGGGCCAGCGCATTGGTGGAACATCCGAAGCGCAGGTCGGTGAAGGCAAGGCAGACATGCCGGTTGGCACAACCTTGGCGCTGATTGAGCAAGCAACCAAGGTGCTTAACGCTGTTCACAAGCGTATGCACACAGCCCAAGCTGAAGAGTTTGCGCTTCTTATGCGCTGCTTCAAAGAACATCCTGAGTCTTTCGTTGGCCGTTGCAAAAAGCCGTCGATGGAATGGACCGTTGATAATTTTGTGAAGGCTTTGGAAGATTGCGACCTTGTTCCGCAAGCTGATCCGAACACAGCTTCGCAAGCGCAGCGCATCATGAAGGTGTCGGCGCTGAAGCAGTTGGCAATGGCAAACCCGTCTCTCTATGACGCGACCGCCGTTGACACGGCTGCGTTGCAAGCGATGGGTTGGAGCAACCCGCAGCAATTTATGATCCCAGCAGAAAAGATGGGCGAGCCAAGCCCAGAAATCCTGAAGGGCCTTGCGGAGATCGAAAGCGACAAGATGTCGGCCGAAGCGCGGATGCTGGATTCTCAGACGCGCGCACGGCAGGTCGATGCAGAAATCGAACTCAAAAAAGCCGAAGCGCAGCGCGAAATGCAAGAAGGTCAATCTGGCATTTCCGAAGAGATGATGAAAATGGCATCGGATCGACAGAACCGGTTGTCAAACGAGCGCGTTCAGTTGATCGATTTGGCACAGGATGTGTTGCAACATCCTGAAGCTATGGCGATGATCCAGCCGTTGATTCAGCCCGCTTTGCAAGAGTTGGCAGTCAACAAACCGCAGCCTGCCCCAGATGGCGTTATGCCACCAGTTCCCGGTGTCATTCCGCAATAAGCATCTGTGACAGGTGGCAAACTTATGTTAGTCTTTGACAAGACTTGATGTCGCCCAAGTCAGCAGGTCAGGCGGCACCGGGGACGCCCGGTTAACTCCATGGAGCAGTCATGTCTGATATGGCGCGTAAGGCCCGTCTGGCCCTCAAAGCAAAAGCAAAGTCGCTTGCTGGTGAAAAAGACACCAAGGTTGATTCGTCCGATTGGACGCAGGCCGAACCTCTAAATGCTGATGTTAAGACGGGTGCGCGCCCTATTTCGCGCCGCGCTTTTAAGAAGGGTGGCAAGGTTGTTGGCGAGAAAGCCAAGGCCAACATGGGCCGCAAGCCCCGCGCTGCTGGTGGCATGTCACCGAAGGCTTATGCCGATGCCAAGATTAACCGCAATGTGAAGGATGCCAACGAAGAGCGCGAAGGCAAGAAGCACATTGGCGGGTTTAAAAAGGGTGGCCGCACGCATCGTGAGGATGGCGGCGGTGTCATGCCTTCTCCTGAAGAAAAAGCCAAAACTCCTTCTCAGTTTATAGTTGTTGACCCGGATGGAACTCAATACGGTGGCGTGTACTCGTCTCGTAGCCGCGCCAATCGCGCGATGGACAAAAGAGACAATGAATACGGTGCATACCGCTATCGCGTGAAAGAAATCACCCCCAAAGCTAAGGGTGGCCGCACTCGCCGCCAAGAAGGCGGGCAGGTTGATCAGTATGATCGTGAGGCCCTGAAGAAGCTCATTGAGCGTGAATCGACAGGCGTGAAGCCGCGCGGTGAAAGCCGTGAAGTCGAAGCCTCTGATCTTTATACTCCAGAGCAGTTGAAGCGCCTTGAAGCTGGCCGCAAGAAGGGTGGCCGCACTAAGCGCGAAGAGGGCGGCCGCACCGGTATGCGCTCTGAATCGACGGAATACGCGAAAAAGAGCCGCGCGGCCGACGAAGAATACAAAAACGCCCAAGAAAAATATTTCAAAGGCGGCATGAAGAATTGGGAAGAAAGCGGCGGCTACGAAGACAAGCATGGCCAGTACCACAGCCGCAAAAAGGGTGGCCGCGCCAAAAAGCAGGCTGGCGGAGCCATGATGATGGACCCGCGTCTTGGCATGGTTAGCCCGCGCGCATTGGAATTCACGAATGGTTCCATGGTCCCCGGCTTGAAGAAGGGTGGCAAGGTCAAGGCTGGCGCGTCCTTTGATGAAATGCGTTCCAAGTTTGGTACGCAGGTCATGAAGAAGGGTGGCAAGGCACATGGCGATGAAGCCATGGATAAGGCTCTCATCAAGAAGATGGTTAAGAAGGAAGCTCGCACTGGTCGCGCTTCCGGTGGCCGTCAGTCGTTCAACTCTGCATTTGCTGAAGCCCGCAAGAACGGCATGGACCTGTTCGAGTGGAACGGCAAAAAGTACAACACGAAGCTTGCGGAAGGCCCCAAGAACGTGCCGCTGCCGCCGTCTTCGCGTGACCGCCCCGGCGCGGACATTGGCACGGGTGAGCGCCCAGAGCAGTCTGGCCGTGAACTTATGAATGAGCCGCCGCGCCGCCGCACTACAACGATCAATGAAACGGATGCCATGGGTTCGCCTACCGGCATGACCCGTGAGGTTGAAGCGCCACGGGCCGCATCAGAAGAAAGCGGCATGATCAACCGGTTGGTGCGTGAAACCCCGCTCAGTGGCTGGGGCTCGCGTTATCGTGGTTGGAGCGAGCGTGACAGCAGCGAAGGTGCTCGCAAGAAGGGTGGCCGGGCCAAGCGTGCCTGCGGCGGTTATGCCGGTGGTGGCATGGCTGAAGAAGGTGGCAAGCGTGGCAAGAAGGGTTCGGGCAAGACGAACATCAACATCGTCATTGCCGCTGGAAAGCCTGCTGACCAACAGCAGATGCAGCAGCCGCCTGCCGGTCCTCCTCCGGGCATGATGCCTCCGCCGCCTGCTCCGCAGGGTGGCGCTCCGATGCCGCCGCCTGAAATGATGGCTGGCATGGGCGCTCCTCCGATGGGCCGTAAGCGCGGTGGCCGTGCTGGCTATGCGGCGGGTGGACAGCCTGTCACAACGACAACGACAGCGCGCCCTGTCACACCTACAACGACAACGACAACACGCCCTGCGGCTCAACGCGGGCCTGTTTCGCCAAATCTTGGAACAACCGCTGGTCCGGGTGGTGGTCGCCCTGCTCCAATCACGGTGCAGCCGCCCATTATGCCGCCGTCAGCTACCCCAAAAGCCCCCGGCTTTGGAATTGGCGGCCCAAATCCGGGCCGCCCAGCGCCTATGCCAATCCGCGATCCGGGTTTTGGCAATCCGCAAATCGGTCAACCCGGTATCGGCAATCCGCCAATGGTTAAACCGGGATTTGACGCTCCCATGCCGGGTGTTGGCCGTCCCGGCACAGTTGTCGATGTGAACCGTCCGGGCGCTCCGCCGCAAATCGGTCAACCCGGCATCGGCGGTATGCCAATCCGTGACCCCGGTTTTGGCTATCCTCAGATGGGTGGCCCTAAGATGCCGATTGCTAGTGTTCCAATGCCGATGCCTATTGGTACCGGTATTGGTCGTGAGCCCGGTTTTGGCAGCCCGCAACTTGATACGAAGTCGCCAGAAGCCTTGGCCGCTCTGTATCAGCAATTCCTCGCTCAACAGCAAGTTGGCGCGATGCCGCGCAAATCCGGTGGCCGTGTCACCAAAGTAGCCAAGTCCTATCAAGACATGGAAGCTGGTGCTGGTTCGGGCGAGGGCCGGTTGCAGAAGACGGACATTGCCAAGCGTCTGCCGAAAAAGCAGGAGAATGGCGAGAACGTCTATGAAGGTCGCGGCTACCCGAACAAGGTTTTGGGTGCCACAGGTGGTCGCACGGCTCGCAAGACTGGTGGCAAAACCTACGGCTCTTATAAGGACATGGATGCTGGCGCGGGCTCTGGTGAAGGCCGTCTTGAAAAGACGGAAATCCAGAAGCGTAAGCGGTAATTCACAGGAGGGTTGGACAAGCCGACCTGTGACTGGGCGGGGAAGAACCCCCTTCATCCCCGCCCAGAAATATCATCAAGGGGGTCCGTCAAAAGGGGGGACGGGACGCTATGCTGACCTATCACGCTAAGTTTTTGCACGAATATCGCAAAATGATGCAGCAAGAGATTGAGCGCATCAAAGAATACATGACCGTAGCCTACATGCAGGAAGGGTTTGATTTTTCCAATTACCGACACCAAGTCGGTAAGGTGGAAGGGCTTCGCACGGCATTGGAATTCTGTGACGAAGTAGATTCTGAGCTTAACAAAGAGTGAAGGGGGAATTTATGCCGTTTATGATCATGGAACATCAGACTGACCCTAAAGAGGCCATTCTGAAGGAGTTGGGGGACATCTCATCCCTCGAAATCTACAATAATCAGGTGCTTGTGGCGGTCTATATCCGCCCTGAGAAGACCAAAAGTGGCATTCTCTTGCCCGGCCAGACCCGTGACGAAGACAAGTTTCAGTCAAAAGTCGGCCTTGTCCTGAAGAAAGGCCCGTCAGCGTTTGAAGACACAAACGGGCAATGGTTCAAAGACGTTCAAATCAATGAAATGGACTGGGTTGTGTTCCGCCCTAGTGACGGATGGAGCATTACGGTCAACAATGTCCTGTGCCGCATGATTGATGACATGAATATCAGAGGCCGCGTCGATCACCCTGATCGCGTGTGGTGATGGAGAACAATATGTCTGGCAAAGAAGAGCAAATTGACATGGATTTGGGTATTGATGACGCCCCTCCGGCCGCCAAGGTTGAAGAAACTGAGGTTGTAGAAGAGGTTGTTGTTGAATCTGCCACCGAAGGCGATGCTGCAACGCAACAAGAGCCTACTTTAGATGGCGATCAAGGTATCCAAGAGCTAAAACGGCGTTATGAATCCGAAAAACTGGCAAGAATTGAAGCTGAAAAGCGCGCTCGTGATGCCGCTCGACAGGCTGAAAAGGCCAATTCTCAGGTCCACGATGTCCAAATTAACCTTGTTCAGACCGCTTTTGACAATTTAAAGCGGGATCAGGAAATCCTCAAAAACTCCCTCAAAGAGTCCATGGCGATTGGTGACTTCGACCGCGCCGCTGAGATTCAAGAGGCCATGTCGATGAATTCGGCCAAGATTCTCCAGTTGGAGCATGGCCTGAGCGACATGAAGGCGCGGCCCCCGCAGCCGCAAACACCGCCCGTCCAACAGGGTGAGATGACGGTTGATGACCTTATCCAACGGGTCAATTCGCCAATTTCCAAGAATTGGCTGATGAACAACCGCAACTTCATCAGTGACAGCCGGTCTATTCGTATCATGGCGCGGGCTCATGAGGACGCCATTGATATGGGCGTCATTCCTGAGAGCCCTGAGTATTTCTCCATGATTGAGAACAGGCTTGGTATTAACCGCCAGCCGCCCCCGCAACAGCAGCCTGTCTATCAAGATCAGGCTTTGTCGGGAGCTTCTGCCCCAACGCAGCGCCGGTCTAGCCCTGCTGCGGCCCCTGTATCTCGTAGCCCTGTCAGCAATAATGGCACGCGCCAGCAGACAATCCGTCTGACCCCGGAAGAGGTTGAGGCGGCCAAGATCAGCGGCCTGACAACGCGAGAATACTGGGAACTGAAGCAAAAAGAGCGCAACCGCAATTAAGGTGAACCAAAATGGATAACTTATTCGCTGATAAACCCCGCCGTGGCCGTCCGCCGAAGGACAAGGTTCAAGCAAAAGTAGGAGAAGCCGTTGTGACTGAAGAAGCCCATGAGCCGGTTGCTCCGGTTGTTGACCGCCCCGCAATGAGGCCGCCCATGCGTGATGATGACCCGCGTACTGCCGCCGCCCGCCGTGCTGCTGAGATTCGTCAGCATCGTGGTGGAACGATGGATGATGGCATTGACGAGTTTGCTGCTCCGCCGCCGCCGGATGGTTGGAGTTACGAGTGGAAGCGCAAATCTGTCATGGGACAGGAAGATCATGGCTATCAGGTCAAACTGGCCCATGATGGCTGGGAGCCGGTCCCGACCGCGCGTCACCCGCATATGATGCCAGAGGGCAATCATCCGACCATTGAGCGCAAGGGCCAAGTGCTTATGATGCGCCCGAAGGTCATTACGGATGAAATGCGCGAAGTTGAAATCCGCCGCGCCCGCCAGCAGGTTCGCTCGAAAGAGCAGCAGTTGACGCAGGCCCCGGATGGTCAGTTTGAGCGCAATGATCCGCGTGTCCGGCCGCAGATCAAGAAGGGCTATGAGCCCATGGAAGTTCCGAAGGAGTAAAGTTCATGGCTCGTAAGAAAAAAGAAGAGGTTGTGAACAAGGCCGAAGTCGAGGCTGTTGTCGAGCAGTTTGCTCCTGTCAAACAGGAGCAGGTGCCGATTGTGCCGAAGGTTGAGGCTGCACCGGTCAAGGCTAATCCTATTGAACACTTCGATGGCTACTCCGTCGAATGGTTTAAGGACGAGAGGGACGCCATGGCATTCCATCGCACTGTCCGCGAGCGCGGTGATGTGTATGGCAGTGGCAAGCTGGCAGGAATGTCATGTGGCAGGGAGAACACCCTTGACCGCGATGGCATGTTTGCGGTGGCATTCAACAAGCGTTGACTCGATCAAAACACAATCAAAAGTTGTGGCAGGCCGTCCTTCGGGGCGGCCTTTACTTTTGTGGCATGGCAAAGTATTCTCGTGGCATGACCCAATAGGGTCCGGCTCTCCACGCTGTGAGGGTCTCGCCTTAAAACGGTCCCTAGTTGCCACGCTGCGCAATGAGCGGGACTTTTCCTAAGATTTAGGAGATTCCGTAATGGCGAACACAAACGCGCCTTTCGGATTCCGTCAGTGGTCTGGCACCGGCTCTGCTCCGACATATGAGCAGGTCGCAATGGTCATTGATAAGGATGACACGAATGCTGTTTACTGGGGCGACCCGGTAGTTCCTCTTAATACTGGCTATGTTTCCAAGGGCGATCCGTCAGGCGCTCCCACGGTTCAGGTCGCTGGTATCTTCTACGGCTGCAAGTATCTTTCCACGAGCCAGAAGCGCACGGTTTGGTCCAACTATTGGCCCGGTTCCGATGCTTCGGCTGACGTTGAAGCATACGTTGTGAACGATCCGAATGCTAAGTTCATCGCTCAGGTCGGCGGCTCTTCGTCGGTCGGCGCAGTTTTTGGCGACCTCAATGCGAACGTCCAGTTTGCATATGGCACCGGCAACGCGAACACGGGCATTTCGGGCGCTTACGTTGACATCAGCGTTACCCCGACAACGACAGCTACGCTTCCCTTCCGTCTTATCAGCCTTGTGACGCAGCCTCCGGGCGGTCCGGGTACGGAAGCTGGCGCGTACAACTATGTCATCGTCGCCTTCAACAACGTGAGCACCAAGCAGCTCACTTCGGTTGGTTAAGGAGTAAGGACCAATGGCCGTTAATCTTTCCGCCATTAAAGACCTTCTCCTTCCCGGTCTCCGTGGAGTTGAAGGCAAATACGAGCAGATTCCGTCCCAGTACGACAAAATCTTCACGAAGCACGAGTCGCGTATGGCTCTGGAACGCACCGCTGAGATGCGTTTCCTTGGCCTCGCGCAGTTGAAGACTGAAGGTGGTCAGACGGCGTTTGATAACAACGCAGGCGAACGCTACGTCTATAACCAAGAGCATACTGAAATTGCTCTGGGTTATGCCATCACGCGCAAAGCGATTGATGACAACCTCTATAAGACGCAGTTTGCCCCGTCGAACCTTGGCCTCATCGAGTCCTTCCAGCAGACGAAGGAAATCTATGGTGCCAACGTCCTCAACACGGCGACAACGTATAATGCGTCTGTCGGCGGCGACGGTAAGGCGCTGATTGCCACGGACCACCCGATTGACGGTGGCACGGTTGCGAACCGCCCGACAACGGACACTGACCTTAACGAAGCTTCGCTGCTGAATGGCATGATTGCCGTTCGTACAAACTTCAAAGATCAGGCCGGTCTGAAGGTGTTCGCCCGCGCTCGTAAGCTGATCGTTCCCCCGGCTCTTGAGCCGGTTGCGATCCGCCTTACGAAGACGGAACTCCGTCCGGGTACGGCAGATAACGATGTCAACGCAATCATGATGACCGCTGGCGGCCTGCCAGAAGGTTACATGGTCAACGACTTCTTGACCTCGACATCTGCTTGGTTCCTGCTCACGAACATCGATGGTCTCTCCTACATGGAGCGCATCAAGTTCGAGACCGACATGCAAGTTGACTTTGTGACAGACAATTTGCTGGTCAAGGGCTACGAGCGTTACTCGTTCGGCTACTACAACTGGCGTTCTATCTGGGGCTCGTTCCCATCGTAATGCCACGGGGCGGGGTCAAAAGCCCCGCCCTTTATCGTCTTGGATTTCTGATCACGTTGACCGGCCAAGCGGACACTGCACAGACAACGTGATTGCATCGTGCAGGAGGCTCTTATGGGCGTTACTACGTTTACCGGTCCGGTGCGGGCTGGGAACATCCTGAATACGACTGGCACCACTGTCGGCTCTGATGTCGCCAATGTGGGCTATGTTGTGATGTCGCAGTCGGCGGCGGTGGCGCAGGCCACGAACGTCTCGTCGGCTGGCGTTTACAAAACAAACATCGTCATTCCGGCTGGCAGTCAGATTTTGCGGATTACAATCCTCAAAACGACTGTTTGGAGCGGCGCTGCCACCACGATCAATGTTGGCACGAACTCGACTGCAACACAGCTTGCCGTCGCTGCTGACAATGATCTTTCTACCACTCTTGGCATTTCGTCTGTCATTCCGGGTGACAACTCCACGCGGGTTGGCAACTGGAAGGATGTTGGCACAACTGACATCCAGATTTGGACGAAATCCACAAACACCGGAACGGGCGTCGGTATCATCACCGTCGAATACGTTCAGGCTCGTGATCTCACTTAATTAGGGCTTGTAGGAGGCTCACATGAAAGGTCGTAGTGGTCGTAAGACTGGTGGCACGGTCGTTAGAAATTCGCCTGTCACATCCGCTTATGCAGGCGGTGATTCCAACGTGGCAAAGGAAGCCCGCGCTGCTCGTAAGAAGGGCGGCAAAGTTATGGGCGAGAAGGCCAAGATGAACATGGGCCGTGCGCCGCGTAAGTCGGGCGGCATTTGCAGTGCCGATTGGACTGCCGCGCAGGGTCCGGGTACTTCGCCTCCCGGTCGTACCACGGATGGTTCCCTCTCCTAATCGCACGCGGTGATTAGGATTTGGCAGTCTGATGGGGCGGGGGCTTAACGGCCCCCGTTTCCCTAAGAGGTGGCGAAATGGCAAAGACACCAGCATGGCAACGCTCTGAAGGGAAAAACCCGGAAGGCGGTTTGAACGCAAAAGGCAGGGCGTCTGCTAAGGCAGAAGGCCATAATCTGAAGCCTCCCGTTAGCAAAGAACGGGCTCAGGCAAGTGAAATGGA